AGCCAATCGGCTTTGGAGAGTTCCAATATGATGTCGGCTTTATTCAATTTTTCTTTTCAATAATGCAAATATAACCATCTTTTTCGTACTTTTTTTGACATCTCAAAACTTGCTCTTCCTCATACAAGATGTGTATCGATGATGAGAGTCCTTTGGTGCAAGTAATCACCCAATAACTGAACGGATGTTTCATATGTCTGTCGTGTGGTTTTGTCGTGTGTAACTAAATTGTCAAAGACATTAATCGCATTCATCACGCTGGAATGATCTCTCCCCAATATATAGCCAATTGAACTAAATGTCATCTTCAAGTGCTTACGGCAAAGGAAGGAAAACATATGACGAGCATACACCACCGATTGTTTTCTCAATGATGAAATCACAAGATCAGGTGTGACATCGTAGGCTTGACAACAAACCCTCATCGCATCTGTCCAGTCAGCATCAATGCTATTCAAATCGCACTTGGGTTGAATGATTTCTTCTTTCAGCCTTTTCAACTCTTTATCGTGCTTGACGGTTATGTCTGCAATCTGCAATCGCAATCTGCGAATCTCTTGCTTCAGGTTGTGAACTTCTTGATAGTGGCTGATCATTAGAATGTGATTTTACATTTGTTACACTTGTGCTTGTTTGCGGTCTTGAGCAATTTTACCTTGCCAATGGTATTGCACTGGGGACATTTGGGATGGTCTGCGATAACAATTGAATCATAGACCGATTGCCAGTACTCGTGACCTTGTGGCGTTTTATCCCATTTGAAAGCATCTAAGAGCATATCTTTCATATTGTAGTATGATTGTACCCTTTTATCCTTTTCAACGAGTTGTATGAACTCTTTGTACATTGGCAATCCTTTTGCTTTTGTTCCAAGTTGTTCGTCTCTGCGTCTGTCAATTATCTTCATAACAACTTTTCATTGCCATCGCCTAATCGAATGAATCCTGAATCCTTTGTTGATCCAGTTGCTTTGATGAAATCAATTTCAATCTTTGCTGAATTGATAATTACTTGTCCAACATCTGCCATTGCTTTTGCAGTTGCGATGTCAATGTCGCCATCCTTTAGGCGTTCCAGGGTTTCAAAAAGGTGATCACGGAGATCGTTAATTTTATTTCGTGCCATTTTTTTCTATTTGATTAATTTTTCGTGTGATTGATTTTTTAATATGAATTACTTCAAGAATTTCTTTTGGTAGATTTTGAACGGAATTTCTCCGCATATTTTCTGCCCGGTCAATTAGTTCGAGATTTTCAATAACAAGGTTTTGTTGATTGCGGTCTTTGAATACTATGAACAATCCCTTTGGGATATCACCGTAGTGTTGTTTCCAAATCAGTACATGAACAAACTCAAATCCTTTCTCTGTCCTTTCCACCCAGTATCCGTCTCTCATTGAACGGTATCCAATTGGTTTTGTGTTGTGTGGCAATCTCCCCTTTTTGAATTGTGTTTCAACTCCTCCAATCTGCAAACCCTTTTGACCTTTGTTCCAGGGCTTATGTCCTTTTGCAAATTCATTACGAACAGATCTCTCAAGATTTCTGCAATGTTTCTCAATGTATTCTGTGCTTTTTTTCAATCCTAATACAAAAGCCTTGTTGTAAACTGCATTTAATTTTATGTCAAAACGGTCTGCAATGCTTTGTGATGATTCATTTGCGTAGTTGGATTTGAGATATTCCAACATTTCTTTTGTCCAATACTTTCTCATATGCGTTCCCTGTACATTGTTCTATTGCCAATATAATTGGTTAAAATTATACCACATTCCCCGTGCCTATTTTTAGAGATAATCAATTCGGCATCTTCAATTTCCGGTTGTACGCTTTCGTATTTGGCTGGTCTAAAAGGGAACATAACAACATCGGCATCTTGTTCAATACTTCCACTCTCTCGAATGTCAGATAACATCGGTCTTTTGTCTGCTCTGTCTTCAGGCTTCCGTGATAACTGAGCCAACACAATCACGGTGATCTGCAATTCCTTTGCTAACAATTTCAAACCCCTTGAGATTTCAGCAATCTCTTGCTCTCTGTTTTGCTTACTGCCTTTCATTAACTGGATGTAATCAATCACAAGTAAGTCCAAACCATACTTCGCTTTATGCGTTTTGGCTTTGGCTTTTACTTGCTGAATAGATGCGTTTGGTTCTTCATCCACAAAGAATTCCACTTGACTTCTGTTTACAGAATCACATAAATAAACAAGCTCATTTTCTTTCAATGTCGCATTGCGAATCTTCCAGTTTACAATGTCTGTGATCAATGAGAAATATCTTTTAGCCAATTGCTCTGCACTCATTTCCAAACTGATAATTAAACCCTTACCACCTAACTTCCCAAAATCATAAATCAAAGACAATGCCAGTGCAGTTTTACCCATCCCCGGTCTCGCTGCCATAACAATCAAATCACCGGCATTCCAACCTCCCAACATTTTATCAAGCAATGTCCACCCCGTTCTTTTCCCCGTGATCGCTTCGCCACGGCTTATGGCTTCGCTGATGTTGTCCAATGCTTTTGCACTCACCTTATGTATTGATACTGGATCGTGTATGCTTGTGAACCTTGTGTTGTCTATTGCAGTTTGTGTGTACTCTAATAACTCCTTTAAACTTTTGGTCAAATCAATCTTGCCCAGTTGTTCCACAAATTGTTTATGTAAAAACTTTTGTTCTAACCTCGGAAGATACTCGCTCAAATTTGCCACATTGGACACATTTTGTCCAATCATAATGACTTGCATTCGATCCGCTTTGGTGTATCCATCGGTTAAACTCATGTAATCTATTGGTTCATTATCAAAGTACTTCTCTTGCATACGCTTAATCACTTTGCGATGCAGTGGTAATTCAAACCAATCGGCTTTCATTCTTGGTAACAACACCCTTGTTTGTTCATAAAACAACAGTTGTCCCAAAATGTAATCTTCTAATTGCTCATTCATAGTCTGACAAATTAATTACTTTTAATACTGGGGCTTCTGTTTTTGGTGCAGTTTTTTTATCATCTTCCCAATTCCTCACCGCTGCCTTCCAGTCCTTCATTTTGTTTTTACCTACCATCCATCCCTTTGATTCATAAAAGTTGTGGAAACGACTTGCATAGTTGCTCATTCCTCTTTCTTTCATATACTCCTCTACTTGTTCAAAGGTTGGTTTTTGGAATGACGTTACCTTTTTATTTTTAATTACATTTTCATTTTCATTTTCATTTTCCATATGTTGAACATATGTTTTAGATATGTCAATCATATCTTCTTTCTTTTTACGATTATTCCTTCTTGATTCCGAATATGCTTTTCTCTTTTCAATCTCCTCTTTTAATCTCTCGTTGTAGAACTTGCCATCATTGTCTTTCTTGAATTTGCTAAATATATCTTCATCATATGTTCCACATATCTGCAACATATCTTTTTCTATCATATGCCCTTTTTGATGCTGGATGCAAAGCAAAGTAATAAACTTGCCTTTTTGTTCCATTGACATCAGCAAAGTACCAGTCAAGAAATCCGATGAGTAAAATAAGAATGCCGGATCTTTGCTCATACTAATTAAGATTAATTTGTTGTTCGATTGATTTGCGTATTTCAATCAGGTTGTTTGTCGTTGCCCATCGCTTTGTTGGTAGGTGTTCATCCAACATCATTTTGGCATTTTCAATTAGGAAATCATAAGTAAAATAATACTCACCATTTCGGTAGATTTTAATCACTACCCATTTTAATTCAATCCGTGTTTTTGTTTCAAATTTCATAAATAAAAAAACCCCATCAAAAATATCGCAGTCAGATTGCAATAAATTCAACGGGGTAAAAGTGGTTAAAGTATCGAGATATCTGACATCTCACTTAACCCTACAAAGATACTAAATCAAACTTTATATCCCAATTCTTTTTTCACTTTTGCTTGGTGTTTTTGTCGAAGCTCATACATCGTACCTCGCAATTCGGGATCATCTAACTGCAACCTTTGACGGCATCTGCGGATGGTCTCGGCTGGTGTTAATTTGCCTGATTCTAAACGATGGAAGAAGTTAAACAAATTGGATTCTCTACGCCAAATCATTGACATCAATAGATTGTCGTTGTCTCTTGTTTGTGGGTATTGCTCAAGCAATTGTCTCACAAGTTCTTTTGTTACATTCATAGGGGTTTTGTTTGTGTGTAAAGGTGACGCACTTTGCATTCGCTGAATTGCATTCGCTGGGCAATCTCTCTCCAAGTGTGACGCATATCATCACGAAGGATTGCGATTGCCCAACATAGTGCTTGTTTATCAGTTAGATTTTTCACAGTACATTTTCTTTGCATATGCAAACCCGGCATTGTATGCCAGTTGTTGTTCCATCTTCTCCAGTTGTTTGAAGTTGAAGATCAAGTGTGGGCTGATGTCTAAATCGGGAAACTCCGTGCGTAGGTGTTCAACCAAGCGGTCAATTGGTGTTTTCATTTTCTGCCTTGATTATTTCTTGAATCTGTTGTGAAATGGCTTTGACCAAACTGATGATATCAAGATTGTGATTGATGGTCTTGATGTCCTCAAGTTCTATCTCTGTGTTTCTGTGTTTAACCCTGATGTTCATTGCTCACCCCCTCCGTAGGTTTCGTTGTAGTATTCTAAATTAAAGTTATCATCCAAAGAATCCCAAACATTATCCTCAAACCCCTGAAAATAAGCATCATTGATTTGATCTTTTTCCATTTCTTTGGCTTGTTTACTTAAATCGTGAATTTTATTGATTTGTTCAATGGATAATTTGTCTAAAATATCATCTCCTATTATGTCAAATATCTTATCCAGATAAAACTCAACTGCCGTCTGTTGTTTATTGTTTGTCATTTCCGTTTAGAATTATCTCTTGAAGAACTTTTAACCAATAGTATTTGCTTACTTCTGTGCAATGATCAAGTATTTCATATACTGCAACTCTCGCACATTTGATTGCATCATCTTCCGATAGTGAATGAATCATATCAAAATCTCCATCTACCAATTCAACCGTTTCCGCATTGATGGTGTAAAATTTGGCGATAAGCTCTTCGGCTTTTTCTTTGGGTGTTATATCTGTTTTCATTGTCTGTCTATAAATGCTGCGTAATCTCGTGCATCTTTTTCCGATTCAAAGGTGGCGAGTAATTCTCCAGCGAAGTATACCCGCCACTTGCAAATGGAATTAATTGTTGCTTTCACTACCCTTGCTTTTAACATTTTTTAAATCTGTAAATTGGTTCTTGAAAGTTTGCAACTTGTCCTCCAACTCTGCGATTCGTTTCTCACTCATCATCTTTGCTTGGTTCAAATCATCCTTGCCTTGCTGGATGGTTGACCTGATCGTCAAGATTTCTGTTTCCAAATCCCAAATGTTGCGATTCTTTTTGTTGATTGATTCTTGCAACTCCTCTGCGTTTCTCTCAACTTGCCACAACCGGTAAGCGAGAAGGACAGTAACACCGCCCAAGATCAAGTAAGTTATCATAAGAATTTAAATTTAATGATATTTTGATTTTTATTATTATTTCTCACGACTTCAATTCTGTTTAATTCAACATACTTTTTAATCAAAGTGGACACATCCGATTTGCGATGCTTGTGAAGAATGTCAAGAAATACAGGATCTTGTCTGTACACCCATTCATTCCCATAAACGCTTTTGACATCATCCAGGAACAATTGAGTTGTCCTGTGAACTACTCGGTTCGGTCTTTTGCTTTTGGGCTTTGTAGTGCCGTTAAAATAAAGATTCAAAACATCTGTTGCTTTTCTCAAGATTTCCAATTCAACCTCGGTGAATTGATTAAATAATTGTATTTGTTTCATAGTTTTATTTTGCTTTTCCTTTGTAGAATTTGTGATTGAAGATGGTTTGACTGAATTGGTCAAACTCCGGATTGTACTGATCCCGTTCAAACTGGTATGGTTTGGCTTCGGGAAGTTCTTTGTTCATTGCTTTCTTGATGCAATGGATAGAGTAACCCACCGCAAAAACGATGGGTGTTAAAACGATTGGATAAATGATGTCAAGTGTCATATCAATTCAAAATTTTGTTTGCCCACTTTGTAGCATTGTTAATAGTTGCAAAATCTTTTGATTGCAACACTTGTTCGCCATTAGAAGTGAATTGAACATAAAAGGCACGGACATTACCAGTAGCATCAGTAGAGATGTTTACTGCTTTTGTGTTTCTGTTATTTGTTATTGTGTGTTTCATAGTGATTCAAACTAACAACATTCTTTTCACTTATGCAAATTTATTTTCTACTTGGCTTTGTGAATGAACGATTTATTTTGTGATTGACAAAAACAACTCCCCAGCATAGGTCAATTTCTCATCAATGATTTCTTGTATGTCCTCTTCCAAAGTGATAAGAGTGGTTGTGAGCTTCTTGCCGATGGGCATTCGGGGATCATAACTGACAAACAAACCTTCTTCCAATCCGGTTGCAATCATCCCCATTTGCATTTGGTAAAAATACTCCGTGCGTTTTGACTTGAGTTGCTCGTTGTTTTTGATGAAGAAGTTTTGAAGGTGGTTTCCTGAATTGAACGGGCATTTGATTTCTACCAACTGGTGACCAAGTGCATCAGGTGAATACCCTCCCCATTCACCATAAGTGATGAAGGTGTATGTCTCTGCACCGTAGTAAGTGAAGAACTCATCGGTCTGCTGGGAGAAATAGTGGAAGGCTTCCTTCTCGTGTTCCTTGCCCCAATCCAATGCACGACCATAGATCTCCGATTTTGCACCGGTTAAGTATTCCGCTGCCTTCTCAAACACAAATGATTTCGCAGTTTCCGACAAGAACTCCGATTTGTTTTTCGGAGTTCCCATCAGTTTGTGAATTTCGGAAGCGGTGAAGCGTGAACTTCTCAACCTCTGCCAATCTTCTTCGTTCAAAGAAGTGTGAATAACTGGATGTGACTGATTCATTTCTCGCCAATTAAAAGTTTGATATTGACCGGAGATACCTCAAACTTGCTTGTGATGTCTGTCATCAATCCACCTGTCTTGAGATGCTCAACGGCTTTTGCCCACGATGGATGCTTTGGTGTGAGTTCATCTTTCTTTGGAATCTGTCTTCCCATTGCTTTCTCACCATCGTCATCATCATCGATGTTCAAGTTTAGGATTGAACCAAGTGCATACCTCCGTGCGTAGGTCATTGCACTTCCCATTGCTTGGGGATCGTTCTGCTTTGCAACTGGCATCACATAGGATGATTCCATCCACTCGCCCGAATCAGCGTGAAGGATGATGGTTGTGAGTGCGTTCCCATCAGGGAATTGACTGATTGCCAAACCACATTCACTCAATGGCTTTTGGATTGTGTCCAGTATGTTCGCCAAACTTGCATACTTGGATTTGAAGAAAGGATTGTTTGCTTCCTTTGCTACCTTGCTCACCGATGCTTGGAATTTTACCAACGCACCAGCGATGTTCTTAATTGATTCGCTTTTATTCATAGGAAATTTGTTTTGTGTCCGAGCATAAATAATACTGTAAACTTGTCGGGTTCAAGGAAAAAGAATCTTTCCGTCTCAATGCCGACCAAATTGGTCTCAACGCATCCACCGAAGTAGACATCTCGCTTGATCATATACGGTTCAAGTTCATCAAAGTGATGCTCAAGTAAATAGTCATCAACTTGCTTGTCAATATAAACATACCTATCCCCACCCATTGTGAGAATCCACCCGTTGATTGTTGCCTCAATCATTGTTCACCTCCCTCAATGCAATTTCAATGACGGCTTTTGCTTTGGGTGAAACGATGTTTCCCTCAACCAAATACTTTCTTACCGTTGGAAGTGATACCCCTGTTTTACGAGCGACTATTTGAAATAGTCCTTGTCTGCGTTTTAATTTGATAGTTTCAATTGCTTTGTTGTAATCCATAACGAAAGCAAAAGTAAAATAAACTTATCAATAATGCAAATAAACTTTTCTTTTTGTTACAATTTTATGTCTTCCGAGAATATCAAATCTCCGAAACGAGCATTCAACTCATTCACCAATTCCATCTGTATTGATTCGGTGAACGCACTTTCAAGGAATGGCTTTGGCTTTGTACCTACTTTGTGAATCTTTTTTGCAATGGCTTTTGCATATGAATCATAGGTAAAATCTTCAGGTGGTTTGACGGCTTTGAATTGCATCCATTCTCTGATTGACTGCCATAGATACGGAGTGCCTTCAATGTGACCATTTCTTGTTGGCTTCCTTCCGTATTCCACGAACTCCCAGTAATCTTCAGCGAGAAGGATGGTGTTGATGGATGTGGGTGATTTGGTTATCTGTCCGGGGACAAAAGATTGTCTCAACGAAGATGATGCGTTTATCTTTTTACTATCAAGATTCGCCCAAATCGGAGGAATCACCTTCTTGTTCCACCAATCAATGATGATTTGCTGAAGGAGTGAGCCTTCGGATGCATCCCCTAAATAAGTATCAAGAGCATCGGGTAATTTATCAAGGTCTATTGTAGCCATCCCACAAGCGTTAAAATTCCTAAACCTATAGTTATACTCTTAAACAACTTTAAAGTTGTAATAATGGCTTTATTTTGCCTAAAAAGTGACTTATTCTCCGCATCCAGATATGCGATGTTTACCTTTTGTTTGGTGATGACTGAATCTTGTTCGGCAATAATGATAGAATCCGAGTGAACAACCTTCAGTAATTGGCTAACTTTCTGCCGTGCGATTGCACCTTTGACAAGATAACTATTCGCAGTTCGTAGAGTCGCAGAATCTATGGAGACGGATTGCCCCTTCAAGCCCTGAAGATGTAGCATCAAAAGTATCAAGATAAATCGTATCATAGTGGTTGAGTTCTTGGATTAGTGTGATTCGTTTGATCTTCTCTTTTTCAATTATCCTTTCGTGCATCTCAACATTTAGTGGTTTGATATAGCGGACTGGTTCATCATAATTGAAGAAAGCCCACAACCAACTAAACAGGAACAACGCAAGTATTATGGAGATAAGGAGTGAGGACTTGGAAGTTGATTGCATAACCAGCGAGAATATCAGTTTTTGAATCGTAGAATGGGGAAGCATTGCCGTTGATTACAATCTCAAAATCCTCATCGTTTTGGGTGTTGTCCTCAATCAACGCAAAGATGTCGGTCATAATCTGTGCAGTATCGGAAAGCACTTCAATGGTGTTGCTCTCGCTTTCAAATACTCTGTCCATCACAAGCAATGCAAAGTTGTATGTCATCAAGTTCCCAGTTGACTGCAAATTGAAGCCATCTGGATACAACCAAACCAACGGATAGTATTCAACATTCTCAACCGTCATATTTGACTGCTGACCAACGCCAAACTTGTGAACCATCTTATGGCTTTCGGCTGCCGTTTGAATCTTTGCTATTATTTGGTTTAGTGTCATTCTTGAGAAATTTGAGAAGTTTGGCTTCGTTGTTCTTTTGCCACTTATTTGTCCGTGTCGGGGAAGTCATAGTTCCAAAAGCAATCTTGTGAAGTTGGAAGATAAATACCACCGACAAAAGCGGTGTTCTTTGGACGGATTGTATCAAATGTACTGCCGGGATTTAGGAACAAAGGATAATCATTGGTGTATGTGCGGAGATAATCCCTCAATCGGTTGGCATAGTATTCCGCTTTGTCACGATAACGACCTTCAATCATTGTCATTTCCTCAACTGATACCGCCCTTGCATTGTCACTCTCACGAGATGCAACCGATTTGTTCATCAGTTTGAAGGTCATTGGAAGCATTGCTTCGGTCAAGGTATAATACTTCAAACAAGGTGCAATGTATGAATCCAAAAGGGTAGTATTCAACTGGGTTAATGTTCCAGCGAATGCCTGTACTTGCAACTCATTATAAATGCCTGAACCAATCACATCACGGATGTAAATCTCTTGAGCTTCTTTGATTGCTGATTTCAGCAATTTATCATCCACATTTTCATTCAAAGGTGTGTTGTCCTTGAGATAAGTGGTTGAAATGAAATATACAAAATTGGTCATCGTTTAATCCTCCTTAATAATTGTTGAACCCAAATATGTCTACATTGTGGGGTGTTCACATCCAAAACGGGGTTGTGATACCAACCACCTCTCCGCTTCCATACATCATATCCCAATTGGGTTGACATCGCATTGATATCCTCCCTTGAATATACACGGTTACTTTCTGCAATCTGTCTGCAAAAATCACGAGTTGTATCAATCACCAATGCACCTTGAATCCCAGCGGCTAAACCATAACGATAACGCACCACAATTTCGGTTTGCAATCTCTTTACTTCTTCAACTCCTTTCGGGGTTGTTTCAAGACCATCCTCGTATGATTTGATCAACTCCGCTTTGGCAAGTTTAGCAATCGCATCAGCAACAACCTTCGCATCAAGTTTGGTTATGTTCACTATGTCTCCAACTTGCAAACCTTTATTCTCTTTCAACACATTCAAGATGGCAGTTTCAACCGCATCCACGAATTCAAACTTGTAGGGTTCAAAGTTGTCTGCACTCTCTCCATATTGTTGGAACACCTTGATGTCTCTTTCATCATCCCATCCAAAAGGATTTTGTTTTGATAGGGCAACGGCTTCAACTGGTGATGCCGATGGCAATGCATCTCCTCCAGCAATCGGTGGAAGATTTGCCAATTGGCGTTTCTCGTTGATTGTCATATTTGACAACACATTGTTTGCAACCAACGGACTCAAAGCATTGATGGCATCGTTCAAAGATGATTGCTTCACATCGGTGATCAATGGCAATCCAAGTTCCTTTCTTGCTTCTTCGTTTGTGATAACTCCAGCGGTAAACAAAGCCTGATAGTCAAGACCGATAGGTGGTTTGTTGATGGTTTCCAAGCGAACAGATGCGATAGGTTCAAGCAAGTAAGCGAAGGTATCATCAATCTTTTGTTGACGGGGTTCAATGTAGGCGTGATGAAACATCTCATAGGCTTCAATCAACTCGCTACGACCTCCCAATTGTCCCTCTACACGAACTCCAAACAACATTGGAGAGTTCACCTTGTGTGCAACAAATATCTCTTGTTGTACGGTCTTATTTAACAAGTCAAATTGCTTGTCAAAATCGGAAGGCTGAAGGTTGTTGATGACTGATTCCTTCTCTGTCGGATCGTTGTATTGGATAATTAACCCACCGGCATTGTCCGTGCCTTGATAGTTTTCTTTGAATCTCCTTGCAGTTGCACGAGCTTCTTCAGGTGTGGGGATTCCTTTGAATAACTGGATGTGAGTTTGTGCCGTGAATCCGTTCTTGATGCTATTCAAATAATAGTTGGATATCTCGGTGTCAACCTCAATGTATTTCAACGCACCAACATAATCAGGCAAGGGATATTCGCCTTGTCCGGGGCGGTAAAACTGACAATAGTAAATTTGCTTGGATTCCCTTGTGATTGGGTTGTAGGGTTGATAATGGATTTTCTCCGCTTTGCTATCTGTCCAGTCAGCACAATACACGAAATCACCCTCAAGACCTTTGCGGATATCCTTAAATGGGATGTGATAGAATTCCGAAGGTGCGGTCTTTGCCTTGTTCCAAATCACCTCAACTGCAAACCCATTAAACAACTCGGCATCGTATGCAACTTTTGCTTTGAGTTCTTCGTAGGTTTCGTAGGCGTTTATGTTTTTAAGTTTCGCTTCGGCTTTTGCAATCTCCTCCGTGTTTGAGCCAAATACCTCCGTACCTATTCCGGCAACATAAGATGCTTTTGCAGAAACGATGGCATTGTGCTTGGGTGATTTATTGAATAACTCAATGAGAAAGTCAGGATAGAGATTGTCAGCACCAAAAGTCACGAATCCCTTTGCTTTGTTCTCTTTGAAAACAGGCAGTTTGTTATCGTGAAAGTTTAATCTTTGGAATATCATCTCTATCAAATAGCAATCAATCTTTTTTGTTTGAGAACTTGTCAATAGATGTAAATCCAAGACAAGCAATCACGATGAATTCCACGGCAGTCACCAACTCTGGAGAAGGTACGATATCAGCAGGGCTAAGAGAATTATGAGCCATTGTAGCAAACAAAACAAAAGCACCGATAATGCCCACGAATCGTTTTGATGACATTTCTCCTTTATCACCCGTGAAAATTTCCATTAATTTTTTCATAAATCTTTGCTTTGTAATAGTGTGTAAGTGAATGAATTTCCGTGCAATGTGGCAGCCTTCTTGACTAAAGCCATAAACTCGTCAAAATCTGCTGACTTTTTGAACACCTGACAACCCTCACTCCAATTCTCAACATAGGTTGAATCAGCACCAGCCTTGTGGATGTTGATTCCGTAGATACCTTCGGTGATTAACTTGGTGTCGTAGGTCATATCCTTATTCGCATCTCTGTAAACCTTGACGGGTTTGGCTTGTTTTAAGGCTTCGTATTTGCCTTGATGCAATCCGATGGCGTGTGAACCACGATATTGTCCGGGAACTAAACGAGCAACGCCTTGTGCATTGTGAAATTCCTTCACTCCCTTTGTGCCGGGATCAGTTGTCGCAGCCCATTTTTTAAAATGCCACACATCTCCGATTTTGTAACTCACGGTTAACAAGTCATCAAAGACATTTGTCACCTTGCTTCCAGTATCCGAATTGCGAATGCCAATGATGTTCAAGTTGTAATCACCTGATTCAAAGAACTTGTAGTTCTTCACCTTCATTGCTTGTTTGATTTTGTCTATCATTTGCCTTGTCCTTTATATGGTTTGGAACTCTTATGCTTGTTCTTGTGCTTGGTATGTCTGCCCAATTTGTTTTTGGGTTTAGCCCGAAATGATGTGATGTTTACTTTTGTTGCCATAAGTACATCCTAAAATAGTCAAACTCTTCTTTCCCACCTTCGGATAAATAGTTCAAATAAGCATCATAGATCACTCCTTTAAACTCAATTGGTGTTGTGGTGGTATCCAATCCAGCACCTACCATCTTCACGGCATACACCTCCATTTGGTCTTGAACAACTTGCATCTGTTGAACCACGGCTTCGGCTTTTTTTTCAGCAACAACCACCGCTTCTTTCAATTGTTCTTTCTCAACCACTTTTGCTTCCACCAATTTTTCACTCACCTCGTGTGCTTGTTTAGTGGCTTGACCAACGACTTGTGTGTTCTGCTGAATCTTCTTCAACAAAGCATCAATGTCACTAACTGGCTTGGGTTCAGTTGCCCAAGATTCGGTGAACAAATAACCACCGATGAAAGCGAATGCAAAAATGATCAACAATCTCATAGTTTCTTCATTGAATTAATGATGCGTAGTTCAGTAATGGCTGCGGACAATGCCGAATCTGCCGTCTTCAATGCCTTATATGCTTGCTTCTGCTCTGCTCGTAGGACTGCCATCTCTTTGCGACATTCGTCAATCTGCTGTTGATTGTTCGCACGCAAGTCCATATACAAATAACTAACAGCCAAAAGCATACAAAAAGCCACGGCAGCAACTGGATTTTTACGGAATTGGTCAAACGAGACGGGAAGGGCATTGGGTTTTACTTTCGGTGTTGTCATTTTAATTACAAATAGGATTAATCCAAGTTAAAGTTTCTTCATCCCAAGTCCAAAGACATCCGTCATTTGGGTATGGCACGGGTGGTTGCCAATGACAGTCCGCATCTAGCGTCCAACTTGGGTATGGTTGTGGGCTTGAAAAATTGTCTTTGTCAGGGTAATATATATAACCAACACCAGCAAAATTTTTACCAGGTGTATTGTAGTAAGTTCGCACCCATTCACCGCCAAAAGTATCTACACACCATTGAACCGTATCAGATACAATCACCTCTAAAACTATGTTATTTTCTAATTTAGCAACTTGCATATTATGTAGGATAAGAAATTATAACTATACCGCTTCCGCCACTTGCTCCATCATTAATCCAAGAACCACCACCGCCACCTCCGGTATTTGCAGTTCCACTGACACCATTGCTTCCACTAATTGTACCAGCACCACCACCACCTAAACCTCCAGTTCCAGTTGTTCCCGAACCTGCAGAACCACCACCACCACCTGCATAATATGTAGATGTTCCGCTTATAGAATATGCCAAACCATCCCCACCATTACCTCCAAAAGATAAGCCACCATTTGCCCCAACAGCACTTGCACCACCGCCGCCGCCACCGCCGCCGTTACCGCCTGTACCACCTGAAAAACCTTGTCCAGCAGTCCCACTTGCACCCGCTTGTGTAAATTCGCTACCACCACCACCAGAACCTCCGCTATTTGGATTTATTGAAAGTACTCCAGCAACACCTCCTCCAATTGCTGTCAAAGTATCAAAAACAGAATTATTTCCATTAGTTCCTTTAATTGTATATCCAACTGAGCCAGTTCCACCACTACCTATAGTAACGGTATAAGCAGTTGTTGAGATTGATTTTGCTGCATTATATAATAATCCACCAGCACCACCACCACCACCCGCAAAAGAACCACCACCACCACCACCAGCCACAACCAATGCCTCAACAGTTGCACCAGGTGGTGCTGATGTTACAGTAAATGTTCCCGAACTTGTAAAGGTGTGAATTGTACGACCACCAGCATAGGTAATTGTTCCACCAGTTGCAATAATAGAATCAAATACTTGTTGACTACCGATTAATCCCAACTGCGTAGGCAATTGCCCAGCGACCAACTTGTCGCCAAACAACTTCTCATTAAACCCACGCATTATCCCAAAGTCAGGCATCAATAATCTCCTTTGATTGCAAATATATTTACTCCTGCCGTAATCGCAACAGTTGTGCCGACTTTTACAACTTGCCCCGCTTTTAACTGCAAATCTGAATATGCAGTTACCGCCCTTTGGGATGTCACCGTAGTTGATGCCGTAATTGGTGCAAGTGCAATCTCATCATAAAGTTTGAAATTTGCACCGCTTGAATCACTCACAAAAATCAAAACTAAAGTCGCCGCATTTGTTCCTGCAACCTTTGCCCCTATCTGCGTAATCTTTGTGCCGTTTGTGGCAGCGGTTAAAAGCGTGACGGTGTTTGTCATCGTTGCACCTGTTCTGTCGGTTGTCGCATCTGTTACCGTTGCGATTGCAAGTTCAGGTGATAGTGCGAATATGGGTGATGTATTTGCTGGCATTTTAGTAGTTATAAAATAAGTATAAATCCCCACCGGTTGAAGGGGAAATTGGTAAGTTTGTCAAATTAGAACCGTCAACGGCTGGAAGTTTTGCAGATGCGTCCAACTGAACTAATTGAGATGCTCCGTTGAATGTGTTTCCTTGCTTTGTAACGGCAGATGTTAACCTTGCATCAGCCAATGTACCACTTGCAATGTTTGATGCGTTTGTGGTGTCTACATTAGGCACATCACTCAAGCCAACTTGTGCTTTTGTGGTGGCGTGTGGGTTGCTTGTATTGGATGTGTGTGATGTAAGGGTTGAAAGGTTTGCGGTGATCTGTGCCTGTAACTTTCCGAACGCACTCAATACCGTATCAGTTGCAGAAATCACGGCATTGGTTGCCAATGATAACCCAGTCAAAACGACTGCTCTCACTCTCGCTGCGGTGAAATACTCGTTTGTCCCCTCGCTGATGTCCGTTGTTGTCAATACAACTGCACCCGTCTTTGTGTTTACGGATTGAACATTCCCTTGCGATGCGATGGTGATGGTTTGCAGTGCATCGTCAAAGGTGATGGATGTGTTTGAACCAGCTTTGAACGCTGCCTTTGCCTTCGTGTAAACTCGTGTATTTGTGAAATATAGGTTTGTTCCTTCTGCAAGGTTTGTGGTTGAACTGGCTTCCAATACCCTTTGACCAATGTTGGCAAGGTTTGTCCGTTTGGTTACACCTTCGGAATAGTCAACAATTGGGATGCTGTCTTGATTGACATCAATAGTTCCTATCGGATCTAATTGGGAAATCTTCTTGTTAGCCATAACTTTCTACCAAACGACCTCCATCCTCTTGGAGTAATAAAAATGAATCTTCAGTCAATAAAAAGAAAGCAGTCAACGCATCCACATCATAGTTCTTTTGGTTGAATTCTACATTGCGTTCAAATCCCATATCACGGTTTGTGGTGAACAATTTCTTGGTGAGATCAACTTCGTGTTCAACACCCATATCACGATTTGTTGTGTATATTTTTTCGCTCACGATACCTGATAGAATAATTCGTTGTTTAACAATGGGAGAACTTTCAAGATGCCTGTTTCAACCAACTCATCAGCCAATGATGGATTCAAGTTGTTAGATGAAATCTGTGCGTAGATTCTGTATTCGTGTTCACCAACTTCCAAAGTTGTGTTGTCGGTTGCACCTTCATCAAACAAAAACTTGTTGTATCTTTCTTTGGCAGTTGATACATCGGTCAAAATGAAATTCTTGTAAGCGTCAGTTTGTCGGCACTTCATACTAAATAAAAAATACGGGTTTGCAATAGTGACCTTTTCGGTCAATGTCACATACCAGTATTCGGAATCTTGTTTGGTTACCTTCAACATCTCTACAAAATAGCGAGAGCAAAAATATGTAACAAAAAAAGGGAGAGCAATTGCCCTCCCCATTCGACCTATGAAACAAGAATCAATTAGATACCTAAAGCGGTAACAACTGAACTTTGCAATTTGTAAGGTGCTTCCGCTTCGATAGCAGAAAGAGTAACTTCATAACCGTTGGAATCTCCCATAGCAGTACCGGTGTTGGCAACCATTGCAGTCACATCACATCCGTACTCCTTACCAACCAACCAATACTCATCGTTGTTGTTCTTAACGATGCAATAGCAACGACCTTGAGCAAGAAGCTTCATTTCGTTACGCTTGGTGGTTGACAATCTGCGAAGTTTGAAAACAACATCCGATTGATTGAATGATGTTCCGTTCTCAACAGATACGTTGGTGGTGATGGTCAATGATCCAGTACCTTTCGGCAACTCGTAATCGTAAACATCACCACTTGCAACGGTTGTGCCAGTTACTTCACCACTTGCAATTGTGAATTTTGAATCAACCCAAGTAATAAGGTGGATTGATTTGATACCTCCGACTGCATCCTTGCAATCAAGAGTGAATCCTTGTGTGAGTAAACAGGGCATATTTTATGAAGATTAAAGGGTGAAGTATACGATTTCTCCGGGGAATGCAACTTGCACACCAGCCTTGAAAGTGAAACGAACACGAACTTCATCGTTGTCGATGCTGTACCACATTTTCACTTCTTCTTGCTCGTCAATCAAGTCAGTACCCATAAAGAAGTTTGACAAAGAACCAGCAACAATCTTGTTAGTTCCGTTCAAACCACCAACAGCGATCAACTTCATGTTAGTACCGGGGTAAACCATTTCCATTGAAGTGGCAGCATCGGCAACATAGTGAAACAAGTTAGCGTTCTTCAAGTTTACCAACATCAATTTGTAGGCATCAATTCCCAAGAAACAAACCAAGTCAGTTTTTTCAGCAACGGCAGCAGGGATGTTGGCGTAAACCTGATCCAAGATGTCATCAATGTTTGCAGCGGTGATTGAAGAGAATGTAGTTGGTGCAGAGTTCGCCAATACTGGAGAAGCGGCAGCAATGATTTTATTGAATCCATCAAAACGACTCAAGTTAGGGTTACCAGAAGCGGTATCACCTTGCCACATTGCAACTTCCAAAGTTTGTGCAATAACGGCAGCCTTTTCAGCACCGATCTGCTCTTCAAAAGGAACCATAGTTGGTGAACCAGGCATGATTTGTGTTTGCATCCACTTGGCTTCCAATGTCTTTGGGCAAAGAGTTTCTTCAACTTTTACAGCACCAACGGTGATGTTTCTTTGAGTGAAGGCAGTTGTACCACTTGGATTGTAACCACATCCATCGGCTTGAAAGAAAACGGTTGAAGCAAGGATGTTCAAAGCAGATGCAGATTTTACACCTACCTGAACTTGGTTAGAAGATTGCAACAAGGTTGCAGTTTTGCTCCCGAAAAGAGCCTTAACCAACAAATCAGTTGATTGTTCGTTGGTGTAATTAGCGAGTGATCCTACAGAGAATGACATAGTTTTATTTGTTTATTGCGTTTTTGAATTTTTTAAGTGCTTCAAACTGATCGTTTTTCTTGTTTGAAACGGGGGTTTTAATTGGGGTTTCGCTTGGTAAGTCAGCAACTTTCTCAATCAAGTCAATTGCTTTGCTCATTGCTTCCTTGTGCTGGGTGTTAGATGCAGACAAAGCCACAACCTTTGCAGACAATTCAGCGATTGCACTTTCCAACTTGCTC